CTGGTTAAAGCTGCCGCCGCCAGTGAACACGCCGCCTAGGTCGAGACTGCCCAGCTGGTTGCCAAGGGAATTGAAAAAGCCTTGGTTGCTGCGAGCGCTTACCAAGTCGCCTTGGCCAGCGACCCCAGCGAAGGGGTTTCTCGCGTTGAGGCCGACCTGCGCCTGCGCCAACGGGAACCCGGCAGTGCGTTGCGAGAGCCCTTGCGCGCGCTCTGCCTGACCGAGCAGGAAGGACTGCTGGCCTTGGCTGAGGTCACGCGCTGCGCCAACGTCTGACAGCTGAGAGCGCATAATGGCCTCCTCGAGCGCAGCGGACTCGGGATTGAATATGCTGCCGGTCAGCCCGCCGCCGCGGCCGAAGCCGGTACGCCCTCGATTGAATAGCCGTTCCTGTAGGCCCGCCCGGGCCGCCGCAATGGACGGTTGCCGTAAGCGCTGCAAGCGATCGAACTCGTGTTGTTCGCGCTGCTCGAACGGCAGTCGACTGAGGTCTCCCAGCGCTTGGCGCCCAATCAGATTGGAGAACCCGAAAGTGCTCTGGAATCCTCCATCCAATCCGGTGGTGAGTCGGCCGTCTTGAAAGTTGGCTTGCCCACCAGGGCCCGACACATTGAAAGGTTGCGCGGCTTGCAGTACGGCCTGACTCGAGCGACGCACATCGCGCTCCGCTCTGTCGTCCCCTTCACGGCCGAGTAACCCGCCAATCAGTGGACCCGCAACTGCGCCTGCGATGCTAGAAAAGAGGCCCATATCACACCCCCGAGTAAATGATGAAGTTGGTAACCACGGTTGGCGGCATGTTGGTATGCGCGGTACTGCCGCCGGCAAAGCTAACGTTGGTGGTGGCTGCGGCTGCGTTGATTGCGGTGCCGCCGAGATTAGCGCCCGAGCCGACCGTCCCGGACGTGCCATGCACGCTGGTGTCGACCGTGATCGAGACCGCCACGCCGTGGTTATGCGATGGCATCTGATCGGTGGTTAGCGCGTGCTCTTCGTCGCCACCAGTGGAACCGAGGGTGTCGCCATCGATCCCTGAGGCGGAACCCGACGTTAGCCTCCCTGCGTCGCCACCCCCGGTCCCAACGCTATTATTCATATTGTCGAGACCAAAGGGTGCGCGACCTCTCAAATCTGGCAACGCGAAGTTACTTCCTGATCCACCGTAGGTGTAGCTATAGCTTGCGAACAGCGAAGCGTAAGTGGTGGTGCTGATCAATGAACCATCCGCCCACAGAAACTCAGACGGCAACGTTAATCCGCCGAACGATAGGATCGTTCCGATCGGCATCAGTCCCGCGGTGCCTGCGACCCACGCTGAGCCGTTCCACGTGAGCACGTCGCCACTAACGGGGCTCGAGGGAAGGTTGAGCTTGGTGGCGATCGCGGTGGCGATAGCATCCAGCTCCTGATCGACTTCCGAGCCCTTGATGAGCTTGGCCGGATCGCCAGTAGTGAGCGCATCCTTCGATGCGAAGTTAAAGATTCTTGCGTAATCAGTCATGCAGCTAACCTCCCGACCTTGGCCAGCAGCGTGACGTTGGCGAAGGCTAATTCGAAACCACTAACGGTCGCGCGGGCGCCGACCTGGACGATCTGACCCGAGTGTGACAGCGGGACCCGCAGCTCCCTGGAGACCTGAGCAGTGCCGGACCACTCATCCAAGCCCCACTCCGCCACGTTCCACTCGCTTTGTGCGTTGTTGAAACCAGCCCGCCCGACCGCGGTATAGCAGGCCTCCTGAAAGTCGACGCACCAGCGCAACGTGAACGCATTCTCGGCATTGGTGGCAACCAGGAAGCGTCCCGTCTTGAGTATCTTCTCGCCTTGAACGCCGAGCTCCGTACCGGCGGTTAACCACTCAACATCGTAAGTGCTCATCTCGTCGGTATAGCCGGAGTGATCGCCTAAGGCGCCATTGGTGCCAAGGTAGACGGTGTTATCACTGGCGACGGTAATCGCGGTGTAGTTAATGCCGGTCCAGCGGAACGCGCGCAGGTCTCCGGTCGGCAGTCGGCGGCCAACGTCGAAGTACCAGTAATTGATTCCAGTGCTCTTATCAATGCGCACCAGATAGGCCCGGTCGACTGGGCTGTAGGCTGCCTTCACCGTGGTCGCGCCGTCCAGTTGGCCGATCAAGATGCTCCTGACCTGCGTGGATAGGTCGGTCAATGGCATTGTCTGGCTCTCGAGTCCGCGGCTCACAGAGCGCAGGCCGTCCGGACTCATGAACAGTAAGTCGTTTCCGATAGCGACCACTGAGTCACGCCAATTCGTTCCACGCCGGATGATGTCGTACAGCTGGAAGCTGGTTGCCAGACTAACAGTCGCTTGACCTGTGTTGTCGATGAGCTTGTCGGCGCCGGTATATACCAGGATGGACCGCTTTCCGAAGATGAGGAGCTGGTTCTGGAATTCTCCAATGGCAACGATCTGATCAAGTCCATCGGGCCATATCTCAGTGGTGTCGAGTGAGCCAGAGCCAGCAGAGGCCCAGTTCGTCTCGTCTAGAATCTCTGAAAACTTGAGCGTTACGCGATCGCTGTCAGCGACCCACAGCCGCCCGAACGCCGCTAATGCGCAATTACCAGTCGGCAAGCTGCCGGTGGCTGCTGTGATGTCTGCAAACGACCCAGTCCCGGTATAGACAATGGGTGTATGCCCTTGTTGCACGCCGATGCACTTGCCATTGAAGTTAACGAATTGCCAGTCGTTGGCGGTCGGCGTGGTAATCGTGCCCGAGATATCGGTCAGCGTGGAGGTGCCGGTGTAAACCATCAGCCCGGCGGCGTGAATAATCTCGCTGCTGGATGAGTCCTTGATGAACTCGTGAATGCTCTCCACGTCGTCGGAGTGACCGCCCGAGATGGTGAGGTTGTTGAGCCCTTTGCGGCTGGTCAATCGGTTGGTGTCGTCAAACACAAGATTCGTGCCTTCGGTGCACCAGCGCGGATCGTCCACTGCCAACGCCTGCTCAGTGTTGAGCCCAAACGTGCCCGGCTCGCGCAAAATGATCTGTTGTAGCGCTCCGCTCACCAGCTTGACCCCTGGTTGTGCTGGCGTGGACCTGGCACATGCCAATCGGTGCCCATGCCGGCGTGGTCGTTAAAGCTGTCTTTGGCGATCGCATCGTTGAGCGCCGATTCATACTCTCGCGCTGCGAACAGGTCGTTATTCCCCCGATCGTCGCCACGCTCCGCCACTGCGAGCGCATAAGCGCCCAGAATGACCGGGTAAGGCGGGACGGTGACCTCTGTCGCGTCGTCGGTGAGCTCGGGCTGCGGAACCGTGGCGTAAACCTTGATCGTGTAGTTCGCCTCCGGCGTCGGCCAGAACTCTATCTTCGGGTCCTGCTCTTCAAGGCCATTGATACGCCACTGGTTCGGCTGTCCGTTCGCCTGCGAGAAGTCGACGTTGCTCTGGAAGTGATCCCAATCCTGCGCTAAAAGACGATTGTTCGATGTGGTGTTATGTACGAGACGTACACGCGCACGGCGACCAAAGCCAATAAGACGATAGCTAGCCACGCCAGCCAAGGCGCTAACCGAATAGCTGCCTTCCAGCGCCAGCCACGAATGCGCATCTTCCACCTCCCGCTTGGCTTGGTTGACGAAGTCCCCCATCAGTCGCGAGTAGTCATTAGCGTTGACGAATCCAGCCTCAGACACGCGCATCCTTCTCAGCACTGCGTTGACTATTTCCAGGTATGTCATGCGCGTTTCCCTTTAAAACGGGGGGGAAGGTTTCCCCTCCCCCAAAACACCAGACGGAGGAACTATGCGAGCACCGCAATCGCGATACCTGCGTCGTCTCTCAGCTCACCGACCGCATACAGCGTATCGGCCGTCAGCAGGTCAGCAAGGTACTCCTGCTTGTACTGCGTCTGCACACGGATGTCGACTTGATTCACCAACGCAATCGCGGAGCGGTGCAGCAAGAGACAGATCCGTGCTGCGCCGGTTGCGGTTGCACAGTTGGTGGACACGAAGACCTCCACGCCATACACCGAACCAATGCGCCCGTTGCGGATGGAGTTGGCCATACCAACCTCACCAACAAACGCCTGCTCAGTGAACCGCGACAAGCCGAGAAGATTGTTCTTCTCGACCGGCGGAATCACCAGGAAGCGGTCACGCATCGGAACGTTGGCATCGTCCAAGGTCTGAATCGCCTGCCGAATGCCGTCGTCCGCCAATGCGGTCTCGTTGGCCCCGGTGTAAGCGGTGGAGCCGTCCGAGCCGATCACGGCCGTGTCATACGCAGCCGTGCCAGCGCCGCCTTGCAGCAAGTTACCCACTCCGTGCAAGTCGGTGTCGACCTGCGTGGCGAGCGCATAACCCGCATCATCGGTGAAGAACTCACGCAACGAATTCAGCGCCTGAACGCTCGCAATGTCCTCAATGAATCGCGAGTATTCGAAGTGCCTGTCGATCGTCAGCGTGATATCGGCGTCGGTATGCGGAATGACGGTAACGGCCGTATCTGCCGTCTTTGCGTTGGCTGAGCCACGCACAGGCGCCGGAATGTGGAACGTGTCGCCTTTCCGCCCTTGGTGGTTGAAGTTGGTAACCAGCCCAGCCAACACCAGGTTAGCTTTGTAGGCAGCAATAACCTCATCCGACCAAAGTTCGGGTATGAAGGTTGCGGCTTCAGCGGCGGTTACGCCATCTGCTGGATATGCAGCCATCTACTTGTCCTCATCTTCGAACCCGTTTCTCCGCGTATGCTTTTCGGATTTCGGGTTCCATGGCTCGATACCGCTCGGGGTTCTTCTGCCGCAACTCTTGTAAGTCTGCGGCGTTGTAGATTTTCCCAGGCGGCAAGTTGGCAGCTCCGGACTCAGTGGTTGCGGCGCGCAGCTTTCGATCGCGCGTGACCGCTTCCTTCGCCTTAGTCTCAGTCTGCTTGGATGCAGTATTGACCTGGCCCCATGTCGTTAGCAGCTCGTTGGCACTGTCAAAAGTTCCGTTGTTCGCTTCTCGAAACATGCGAACGCGGGCTGGGCTCTCGGCCACCCAATTCTGAAAATCAGTTGCAGCAACTGTCGTCTCAAAATCAGGATGCCGGTTAAGCAGCTTCTGGCGCGTGTTTTCAACTCGCAGGTCTGTAATCTGTTGGGCCAGCGGCGCTAGTCTCTGCTCTAGCGCTGCCTCTGGGTCAGAGTAGAAATCCACCTCTTCGGTGGGCGGTGCGTTGGCGGAAGTGGATTCGTTGAGCATGTTGCGAAGCTGTCCAAGCTCGTTGGACTGGTGGCCCAACTTCTTCTCGAGCTCCGTATACATCTGCGCAATTTCTAACTCCGATTTGCCCTGAAGCTTCTCAGGAAGCGGAGACTCCACGTTCGCCGTTACATTTTCCGCATTACCGGGTGTTGGCGTATCTACGATATTGCTAGACATTGTCCTCTCCTAGGGTGCCTAAATTTCGATGCCAGGTTCTTCCTGACGCTGGTGGCGCTCATCCCAGAGCCGATTGGCTCGAGGGAAACCAAGCTTTGCGCCATCTAGCTTGATTCCTTTGGCTGCCGGTATCGGCCAGCATCGTCGAGTGCAATGGGGACACTTGCGCGTGGCATTTGGTTTCCCCCAAGTCTCGAACTGGCCATGTGCCGGACAGTCATAATCAAATAGCATTTCTTTATGCATCGGGTTCCCACTCGTACTCTGCGGCGTCGGTTTCCATGCGGTAGGCGTCCTCAAAGCTCGAGATGTTCTCCAAGATTTGGATCCGCCCTTTACGCACAAAGAACTCCTCCGGGCTGTTAGCGGTGTGACAGCTTTCTTTCGCGGCCTTCAGTTGCTCAGCCACGCGGCGTTGAAACTCGCGCCATCCGGGATGCGCAAACACATCAAACAAAATGTCTTCGGTTTCGCTCATAGCTTGGTCAGCGTCCTTTTCAGGAACTCCAATAGTTCGCGATCTTGACGTGCCAGCACCTGCAAGCGCTCAGCGGCGCGCATGGCTCGCATGTCTTCGAAGGTGCGGCCACCGCGTTGGCCCACACCCTGCGGGGGAACGATGCCGCTCGGCTCAGCCAGATCTGAAAACACCAGCGTATCGGTCGCGGTATAGAAGAACGGGCTAGCGACCGCGGCTTCATCGGTGAAGTTCAGACTCTCGATCAGGGTCTCCACCAACGGGCCCTGGCCGACAATCACGTCCAGCAGCGAGAGCACTTCCGTAATGGATTTGTTGAACTCGACCGCGACGACCGGCGCTGCGTCTGTGAGCACCAGCGAGTCTGTCACCGACTCATCAATAGGAACGCCGGTGTTATCGAGCTCGAAGGCGAAGGCGCCGACTCGGCCGCCTTTGGTTCCGCCCGGGCTGGCAATCTCGATGCCGGTGCCGATAAAGGTGGCGACCGGCCAGCTACATGCGGAAGTCTGCGACTCGCTCGAGACGGTCACCAGGTTGATCAGGTTGGCCGATGTGAGCGATTTGGCGTAGGTGTTCTCTGTGTTGAGCATTTCGCCTTCAACGATGATGGAGGCTGACCCATGGTTGCCATCTTCGTCTTGGATGCCGAATGACCACGCCCCGCACTCTTCCACCGTCTCATAAATGTCGGTGTTGCCGTGGCCGCTCGCCAGAGCCCCGTACACCCCTGGTGTAAAACCGGGCTGGCTCGAGGGAGTGAAGGTGCCGCCAGAGGTCTGCGCGATATAGTTGCTGACCCATGCATTCATGCTGTCAGGGATCGCCATGACCCAGACGTAGAAAATGGGCTCGAGGTTGACCGTCTCCCAGAAGTCGCGGGTCCATTCGATGTTGGTCGAATCGATGCCCGAGACATAGCCCTGACGAGTGTGGGTGTTGCTCTTCTCAATCTCGTTGCGATTCGAGGCCGCCACGCACTTATCAGTGTGGAAGTTGCCGACAATGTCTTGCGCGCCGGCGCCTTGGAATTCGCGCT